AGAACTTGAGCTTGAACTTGAAGATTCAGAACTTGAGCTTGAACTTGAAGATTCAGAACTTGAGCTTGAAGAACTGCTTAGAGAACTCGAACTTGAACTTGAGCTTGAAGATTCAGAACTAGAACTAAGTAAAGATTCAGAACTTGAAGATTCACTTGAAGAACTAGAACTTGATGATTCAGAACTCGAACTTGAACTTGAGCTTGAAGATTCACTTGAAGAACTTGAGCTTGAAGAACTGCTTAGAGAACTTGAGCTTGAAGAACTGCTTAGAGAACTTGAGCTTGAACTGGAACTTGAGCTACTTGAGCTTGATGAACTCACAGAACTCGAACTTGAGCTTGAAGAACTGCTTAGAGAACTCGAACTTGAAGAACTGCTTAGAGAACTCGAACTTGAAGATGAACTCGAACTTGAGGATGAAGATTCAGAACTTGAAGATGAACTTGAGCTTAAACTACTTGAGCTTGAAGATGAACTTGAGCTTGAACTCACTGAACTTGAAGATGAACTTGAGCTTAAACTACTTGAGCTTGAAGATGAACTACTTGATACAGAACTTGAACTGCTTGAGCTTGAACGAAATTCCGCAGAAAAATAGAAGCTATCAGTCTCATTATATGAATCAGTAGATAAGACCTCAACTTCAAAATAAAATCTATTAGAACCATCATAAATCTTCATCTCTTAGCTTCTTAGCATGTATCTATTACCAATAGTTTAGTACAATGATTTGCTTTATCACCATCATTGGTAAATATTTCCCAATAAATATCATATTCAGCCGCACTAGCAGTAACAGTTTGAGTTATTTTAGTATATACTTGATTATAATTAGGTGGATTTGCTATTTGAGCTTGAGACCTTGCTACAACAATATTATCTTTTTCAGAACCCTTAACAGTATAATATGCACCTGAAGGAGTTATTTTTTCTCCCGTATCTCTCCATACACTAATTTGAACAGTTTTTTTATCATTCTTGCATAATTCCAAATAAGTTTTTTCGCTCATTATTTCTTCCTTTTCTTCTTAACTTTTTGTCTTTTCTTTTTACCAAATCTAAAACTCAAAGCTTTCCTAAATTTAGCTCTCAAAGCTGTTGTAACTTTCTTTGAAAAATCTTTAGAGTATGTAGAAACAACAACTTTTTCTATATCCTCAAAAGGAACTTCTTTAAGATTTCTTATATAATAATTAGGTTTGAAAAAATATCTCCTAATTGCCCTTTCCAAATAAGGATATTTAGCTTGAACTTTCTGCCAATGGAATTTTGGTTGACCTGATTTTTGCATTTCCTTCAACCAAATCTTCAAAAACCTTGATCTAACTGCTCTTGGTATATATGTAAAGTTTAATGCTTGAAGAATTCTCCATTGGTGTCCTGTATTAGGATGAATACCCTCTATGCTATGCATGAATATGATTGTTGGTTTTGGATCATGCTCCCATGCTTGATATTTAAAAGTATAAAAATGGCCTGATTTTAAAGTTACACCTTTGAACCTCTTTTTATACACACGTCTTAAAGCCATATATTAACCTCTTAAACAAAATTCCAAATTCTACCTTCACTACTTTTAAAACTTGCTATTTCATCAGGGTCTTCAAGATCATCTTCTTTTTTCACACCTGCAAAGTGACCTTCAGCATTTGTACCTGCAAAACTTATATAATCTTCACCGAACATTACATCAACTCTATCCCCTGGTCGAAAATCCCCCCACCATGTCATAAATTGAATAGGTCTCATTCCTTCATATTTAGATGGATTATCAGGATAATCATTTGCAGCTATAGTTTCGGTAAATAATTCTAATTTTTTTAAAATTTCATCTCCCATCTTTTTTCTCCTTATTTATACTTTGGATTTAAAAATGCTATAATCTTATTAAACCCATCAAATTCAATATAACCTTTCTTAGCTAAAGCTTTTGCTGCATTTTGAAGTTTTCCATAATGAATTCCCCTAGCATCAGGATGTTTAGCAATTTGATTCAAATCTATTTCCATGTTATAGGGATGACCATAATTTTTATCCAATGCTTCCAAATAATTATATATAACTTGTTGTGGTTTACCTATAGGTTTAATACTACTTTCCCCAAGATATTTATCTACTAAATCCATTTTATTTCTCCTATATCATTTTAGTTCTTCTGTATTTTAAATCAGTTATTTTTCTATTAGGTATTTTCTTTACAGTATTAGCAAAGACAACAGATTTTTTATTTATTGCCAATGCTACTTTTATAGCATCATTTCTTTTTCCATTTATAATTAAAGTTCTAACCATGTTCAACCAATCTTCCATTGTAGTAATGGAATTCAATGCCACATCTATATTTTTCTTAGCATCATCCAAATCAATAAATTCAGCTTCATTTAAATACTTATCAACTAAATCCATTTTAATTCCCCCTAAATAAATCTTTTTCCGTTAAAACAATAAACTCCATACCAAGTTTTTTACAATATTGTTTCGCAGCTTTAAACTTAGCCTGATTTATTGAAATAGTTTGTTCATATATCATAAGAGTCCGTTGGCTTTTCTTTCCCCTCTTAGGCATTCGAATATCTTTAAGTGGTTTAACTTCAACAATGAATTTCTTGCGATTCTTAAACATCACATAAAAATCTGGATAATATATTCTGTTTTTACCTGTCGTTGGATCAATATATCTAATCCTGTGACCTTCACTAGACCATTCAAGAACATCTTTGTTAAAGTCAAACCATCCACACATCCTTTGTTCCCAAGTTGATCTGCAAATAATAGGATAACTCCCACAATATTTATGTGGGTTCATAGGAATATATTCTTTATCCTTCCTGTTTAGCTTGTGTTTTTTTATCACGTCTTTATCAAAAAGGTTTCGGCCCCATTATAAAAATTTCCTAATTCTCTTACCTCTTGCTGTTTTACCAGAAGTAGCTTTACGTTTTTTCATCCTTTTCCATTGTTTGTACTTTGTTGTTCTTCTGAATTTTTTAGCTTTTAGCTTAATTGCTGCTCTATTTCTCCTATATTCCAAACGTCTTTTACGCTTATCAGAAGGCTTAATCTTAACTTTCTTAGCTGATATAGCTTCATCAACATCTTCATCTTCATCATCAAAAATCTCACTAATATCCTCATCAGCCAAATCTTCTATTATTTCAGTAACCTCATCAATTTCATCCTCAGAAAGATTTTCTGACTTAAGATTCATAATGAAATCAAACATTCTACTCATAAGATCAATATCTTTATCAGGTAGAAACTCATCAAGTTTTTCATTCTCACTTAAATAATCATCTAACTTTTCAGTAATATTCATAACCTACTCCTTTATATACTACTTGAACCCTTTTTATATTTCTTACTTGTACCACCTTTTTCAACTTTAGAATCCCATTCCCTATCAACCTCATCAAAGAACTTCTTTTGTTTATCTTTTGGTAAATCTTTATAAGATTTAACTTTCCATTTTTTTAACATCTCTTTAAAAAAATCATCATATTCCTTCCCCCCCATTTTAGCTTCATGGAGTCTAATTTTTTCGGAAAGCTTATCATTTAATTTATCCAATAGAGTATCAATTTTATTTAAAATTTTCATTTTCTATCACTCCTTACTCTCTTATTATATTCCAATTTTGATCTGCCTGTAGCAGTCCTTCCAATTCTATCATTTCTTTTTTTCATTTTAATTCTTTTTCTACCTTCTGAGCTTCTTTTAAATTTTTCTTTACGCCTTTTAATTTCAGTTTTATTTGCCCTATACCATTTTTTCGAATATTGATTCTTAGAAAGCTTTGTCTTTTGGGCAAGTCTTTTTTCCTGAAGTTCTTGGATTTCCATTTCAAGATTATCAATCATATTTATAACTCCTTCTAATTGAGAATCAGTTAATTTATCAGGGTCTAAATTGATAATAAAGTTAGCCATTTTATTGAATAACTTTTCGTCAAAAGTCCATTCAGCCTTTACCTTAGTTGTATCTTTAGGTAATACCTTATCTTCTTGTTCAAGAATTTCATTTATTTTATCAAATAATTCCATACTTCCTTAACCCTTTTTTTTCTTAGAAGGTTTCTTTTTCTTGTTTCCACCTTTAACTTTTAATTCAACATCAACATTGTTCTCATCCTCATCTTCTTCTTCAGGTGGAGCTTCTTCTTCAGGTGGAGCTTCTTCTTCAGGTGGAGCTTCTTCTGAACCCGGTGAGCCATTTCCTGCTCCATCTCTAACATCTCGAACTCTGCTTTCTGTTTTATCAAACATAGGAAGAATCCTTTCTTTTCGATCAACTGCATTGACTATTGCTCTCAAAGCAACAATAAATTCAGAATATTCTTTGCTCATATCAGCTAAAAGTTGTGTAGCCTTCTTAATGAACATAGGATTATCTTCTGTTTTCATAATTTCTTCTTCTAAGTTATCAATAAAATCTTCAATTTTATCATCAAGCTCATGAAGTTTTCCTAACATTTTACTATTTTTCTTTTTTGGTGTCTTCCCCTCTAATAAATGTTGTCTTAATTTTCTTTTATTCATATTATTCCACCCTCAATTAATTTTTTAATCTGTTCTTTAACTTCAGAATTGAAAAAAGAAAGAGTTTTTTCAATATCATCTGAATTTCTAACTAATTCAATAATATCTGTTAACTCTTTTTTGGAATATAAAGATACATCAATAGCATCTTTTTCTTCCTGTATTCTTAAATATTCATCTATTTTTCCTAAAAGTTGTTTCATATCACTAATATTTATATTTTTTTAGATAAATTTTTATAAATACTATTAGAAACTTTTTCAATAAATGAGGATTTATTCATGCCTGAAGATAATTTAACAAAAGATGATCTAATGTTGCTAATGGAAAGCTATAGAAATATGATAGAATACCATCAAACAATACTAGAACAAAGTACTAAAACAATTGAAAAATTAGATAGTATAACGACTAAACAAGATATAATATCAACCAAACAAAATTCCACATGTATACATTTAAAATCTATAACAAATAAATTAGATTCAGTTATTGGATCAAGTGCTGATCATCATAAAGAACTCCATGATCATAATATTGAATCTATAAAAACACATGGAAAATTAGCAAATAAAATCCATGTTGGATGGGTAGGAATGGGAAGTATAATTGTGGGAATAATAGCAATTGTTGTAGCTCTAATAACTCAATTGCCAATAATACCATAGGAGTAAAAATTATGTCAGAATCATTAAAAAATGAAAATAGAAAATTAAGAAGAACAATATTCAATATGCTAAATTATGCAAATATGTTTGTACTTGTTTTAAATGAAGAAATGATAATTAAATATACAAACAATAGTTTAGCAAAAACTCTTGGATTTCTAACTTATAAAGATATTATTGGACGGTGCTGGATTGATTTTTTAATAGAAGATGAAATAAAAACTGTTAAAATTGTCCATAAAAAGATAGCTGATGGAGAAGAAGATTGGACTAAATATAAAGAATTTAGAAATCATATAAAACCAATGATGGGAGAACCTATTATGGTTCATTGGTTTAACTCCCATATAAATAGTGAATACAATTGGTCTTTCAGTTTTGGATTACGAAAAGACCGTAATCCAATTATGGTAACTATGGACTCAATCAGAGACTATTATAAAGATATTATAGAATATGATAGAACCATGATTGAATCTATGAAAGATACCATAATAAATGATGAAGATAAAAAAACGTGTCAACCTACATTAAATATGTAGGAAAATAAAACCAAAGGGGGAAGTTTAAAAATGGAAAAAATAATTGTAAGTGTATTGTTAGTTACTGTTGTTGCTTTAATGGGATGTACAGGTACAGAAATTGGAATAAAACCTGTTCAACCATGTATCGTAGATGTACCACAAGATGACGGTACAGTACAACAAATCGAATTTAATGAATTATGCGATAAATTTGCAGAAGAAGGAAAAGTAAGTCTAATATGTAATCTAAGAAATGAAAACAATCTTGATGCTTGTTATCTACATAGAGCAATGGAAGTAATTTCTCAAGAAGGACTTGTTCTTGAAGGATATACATATGAAGAATTTGAAGAATGGGCAAATGAAGTAATAGTTAAGATAGAAAATGGAATTACCTATGGACTTCTAAAAAATTTAGTCCTTGCTCAATTTACCAAGATAAATAAAATGCTTGGAGCACAAGTTCTAATTTTGGGTGATATGTTTCTTGAGCTACCACAAGATGAATTAATCCCAATGGGTGATATAATTATGGTTATATCATCAATAGAAGACTTAAAACAAGAGGTTAAAACTTTAAGTATATGGCTAGAATAAAATGGTCAACAGACCTTTTGGATATGTATTATGAATTGAGACCACAAATGGGAAGTGGTGACCTTATGGAATTCGCTTCTCATGGTTTCATTGGAAATGCAATTCGATTCTTCACAAAAAAAGATGTTAATCATACTGCTATATTGTGGCATGTAGATCAATTTAAGAAAATTAGAGACAGAAAATTTATAATGGAAGCATTAGATTTAGGCATTGAACTGAATCTAATGTCTTGTCGCTTAAAAGACTACAAGGGTGAAGTTTATTGGTATCCACTAAAAGAAAAATACCATCACTTAAGGGATGAGGTAGCAAGTATTTGTCTTTTAGCTGAAGGTCGAACTGATGAAATAAGATATGATTATCTAAGCTTATTCAGAAATATGTGGACAAAAGTTAGTGTAGATGTAAAGAAAAACAGCTTTTGTTCAGAATTTGCTCAATGGGCATTACAATCCTCTAAAATTTTATATCCACCTTTAGAGAAAGCCCTGAGACCCGGAGAATTTGATAATATAGGAGTATATGAACCAAGAATAAAAATATATTCTTGGAAAGGATAAGAAAAATGAAAAATATAATATTGTTATTTTTTTGTTTATTTATAGTTTCATGTACATTTAGAAGCTATAATTTAACATTTAACTATTATGTAGGTAATAATGGCACTTCAGATATAACATTCGATGATTATGAAAAATATAAAGAGGAAGTTGCTAAAGCTAATGAAGAAAATTTAACTAATGAAGAAAAAGTAATAAATATACCTGAAGGTTCAGGAAACTTGACAATTTATATTCAAGCTGAAGTGCCAAAACACATAGAAACACAAGCAGAAGCTAAACTGACACCATTACAAAATTCATTATTAGGTTTACCATAAAGGAGAAATAAAATGGAAGCTATTATTGCAGAAATAATGGCAATCATAGGCCCCGCCATAGTGACTGCCATAGGAATTATTGTAACTTGGGGATTAAATGAATTGAGAAGATGGATAAAATCTAAAACTAATTCTGAAATTGTCAATGTTGCATTTAATTCACTTAATAACATATCTAAATCTGCCGTTGTTAGAGCAGAACAAGCATTTAAAAAATTTGGAGCAGATGGTAAAATTACAGAAGAAGAAGCTATAAAAATAAAACAAATAGTATTCAATGATATAAAAAATCAAATACCAAAAGCAACTCAAAAAACTTTAAATAAAGTTGCCAATAATATTGATGATCTAATTGACTCAAAAATTGAAGAAGTAGTTTTCCTATTAAAACAAAAAAAGAAAAAATAAATGGGGGAAAAATGGATTTAATAAAAAAATATTTAGGTGAAGCAAAATCTTGGGGGGGAGCAATGACAAGAAAACACTCATCCTCAACCCAAATGGAATGCATGGAGTGTGGTCATAAATTCAAAAAGAAATTAGGTAAAAATACCTTTGAGGTCAAATGCCCGAAATGTAAAGGATATGATACAGAACCAGTTTAGGAGAAATTAAATGACTTTAATAGATAAATATTTAGGTGAAGCAAAATTAGAGGATTTTGTAAAAGTAATAGATAAAAAAACAGGAAAAACAATCACTACTTTAGATACTAAAAAATTTATGGAAACAATGAAAGATTTCAAAAATTTTAAGTTTGTTAAGGATGCAATTGATTTCTATAACAAACAATATAAAGACTATCATGCTACTCTTGAAATTAGGAAAAAAAATTAAATGAAATTTAAAAAATATCTTACAGAAGAAAATGTTATATCTAAAGCATTGGCCTTACCAGAACCAGAAGTAGGTGGAGAATATCCACCTGAAAAGGTAAAAAGATATCTTGAATTAATCAACAAAGCTCTTGAAGCAATGAAAAATAAAGAAGAAAATGAAACTAATGATGCTATAGTTCAAGATTTAAGAGATAAGAAAAAGAAATGGAGTAATGTTGATAAAGAAACTAAACCAACAAAAACAAAATATGAACCACCACCTGAACAACAGGAAGAACCACCACCTGAAAGTGCTCCACCACCTAAAGATGATGAAGCACAAAAAGAAAGTAAACTCGTAAATTATTTTAGAAGAAAGCTTTAACAGCACTCATGTCACTATCAATAATGCTTTCTTTATTAATAGGTTCAAGTAACAATCGAACCTTCTTTATAAAAAATTTATCAATCATTTGATGTGAATCAAATTGAACTATATCATTAAACTCACTAGGCCATTCATGAAATGTTATCGTTTCCACATTATAAGGATTCTTTTTTACATAAACAACCTTTGCCTTCAGCCCTTCATGAATATCCTCATATTTATCCTGTATACCAAGTTCTTTTAATAAAAGTCTATAATTATAAACACCTTTAACATGCCAAGGTGTACCTTTTAGGGGTGTACCTGTTCTAAGATATTTTTTAATACCATTAACCCCTATATTAGCCGCTAATTCTTCAGGAGTTAGCTTACTTAGCTCTTTTTTATATATCCTAATGGTCTTGCTTATGTTTTCATCACTTCGTTGCTTCATGATCATTTCCATGATATTTTTCAATCTTGGTCTGATAGCTTCAGCAGATTCAGAACGAACAATTTCAAGACCAGTAACTTTAATCTCATCCTTTGGAACACCCTCTTTATCAAGTAACCAATAGGCATATTTTTTCTTTTTGACAAATAAAGCTGTCTTGGCAATAATTTCCTGTTTGAACCCTATCTTAAAATCATGAATTTGGGAGTTATAATCCCCTAACTGAACCTCTTTGAAAATTCTATCATCAATGTATTTTTCCATTATACCTGATATCTTTTTAATCCACTCAATCTTATCCTCATCAGGTAACTTTTCCCATTCAGCCTGAAATCCTTGATCTTGAATCCATTCTCCCAAACCAACAAACAATGAATCCGTATCAATGTATTTAACATAATCCTTTCTATGAGTAAATTTCTTTCCATCTCCTGCAAATAAAGCTAAAATATCTTGAGATGGATCATTCAATAGATCATTACAAAATTTTTGTCCTGATTTAATAGTATGTCTTCCACCTGCCGTTATAGCTTCTGCAATGTATGTATTGAAATATCTCGAATAAGGTACTGATAATATTCCAAAAAAAGCATTCATCATAATTTTCAAAGCAAGCTGTAAAGAATCAAGTTCTCTTTCTCTCTCCTTATATTTCCTATGTTCAGGAGTATTTTCCTCATATTCATTAGACTTCATTCCCATTTCATATCTTTTACCCTTAACTTCTTTTCTTTTAAAAAATACATTTTTTTCAACTAATGCTACAACACCCGGTTTATTTGTTGTGAAAATAGAGCCACATGGAGCTATTGCAAATAATCCTTTACTCAAAGCAAGATTAAATTTACTAAGTTTATCTTTATCAAAATAAACAATTTCCCATTCTCCATTAATTTCCCTATACATTTTAAATGGTGGAAATTCTCTTTTCCTTGTATATGCAATAATTTCCTTCTCATCTAAAACTATAATTTTACCAAAGAAAGTTTCATTAGACATATTCATTGTGATAATATGAGATGGATAACTTGATGTGATATCAACATCAACAACCCATTCATGTAAACCTTTTTGAGGTTGTTTTACATGTGCCGCAGTAAAAGGTTTCTGTTCACCACCTGAAAAATGTGGAGCACATAAACCATTTCTCCTATAATACGTTAACATCAATCCCTCAATAAGTTGTGTCTGAGCATTATAGTATTTCATAGGAGATTTACATAAAAGACTCAATGCCTGAATCATTCGAATATACCCAAGTGTATTTTCAAGATCATTAACTAATTCACAGTCAATAACATTATAATCTACAAATCCATTCCAATCTTTTTCAACTTGCTCTTGCATAGATTCATAAGGATTCTTCTTTTTACCTTTCTTCAATTCTTTCTGAGAAACATATTCAAGAGTATATCTTTCAAGATTCTTACCATACCATTTATATACATTATAATAATCTAATATAGTCAATCCACCCATATCAATATTTAAATCATCAGATTGTTTTTGTTTCCAAACACTTACAATATTGATAGGACTCATTTTTGAATACATTTTTCTACCTTCTTCTTCACCCCACAAAACTATAGCTCTATTAACCAAATAAGGTATATCAAAAGCCCAAATATTATAACCACTTAGAACATCACAAGGATATTTATGAATGTAATTGAACAGGTATCTTAGAAGGTCTTCTTCACTTTTACAATGAATATACCTCATATTTTCCATATCACCTGAATATTCTCTCATTTTCAATACATCATATCCAAATGTTATCGTTTTACCTGTCAATCCATCTCTAATAGATGCAAGAATTACAGGGTCTTGTGGTTTTTTAAAATCAGGAAACCCTTCATCAGGCATTACTTCAATATCCAAATAATAAACCTTAAGATTAGGTACATACATCTCATCATCAGGAATACCATAATACCTTTCAGCTAAAAATTGAATTTCATTTCTTACATTATTCTCGAAAATTTTAGGACTTTTATGATCTTTTAAAAAATTTTTATAATCATAATATGAATTGAACTTACGTTTGCTGACATGATCATTAAATATCGTCTTTGCATCAGACTCTTGCGGAATTGATGGAGTAAAAACATAAGGTGTCCAATCTATTCTATCAAAAAGATTTTCTCCATTAATCTGCTCCCATAAATAAATTTTTGATTCTCTTGTATTATAATATACATTCTTAAAAATATTACACCTTCCCCGACTTTATGACAATCTTTTCATGTCCATCAGTCTTAGTTTATTTGGTGGGGGAAGAAGGATTCGAACCTTCACTTGATAGGGCTTAAACCTATTGTCTCTGCCAAATTGGACTACTCCCCCTATACATTCCTTGGTAGGGGAAGGGGGATTCGAACCCCCAAAATTTGGTTCCTAAGACCAACGTGTATGCCGTTCCACCACTCCCCTAAAATTTACTATCTCTTGATATTTTTTACTCCTTAAATTTTAAAATCATCTTCACTAAGTAACCAATCTGTATGTCTTTCAATTTTTGTTTCTCTAAACAATTCAAGGTCTTGTTTTAACAATGGAATACCTTCCTCTTGATATATACAATAAGCAGGATGAACAGTAAATAATACAGGATATTCTCTATCATTATCAAATGAATATTTAGTAAATGTTCCTCTTTGACCTAATATTCCTGTTGTTGTTCCATTAAATATATATTTAGAATAATTACCTAAACATAAAATCTTTTCAGGATTAACAACCTTTATATATTTTCTCACATATTCTTGACATTTATCAAGTTGTCTTTCAGTTGGTTTCCCATTCCTATTACCAACAACAGGTCTACATTGTACTGAATTTATTATAAGAAAATCAATAGACTTAAACCCAAGATCATGCATTGCATCTCTTAAAATCACACCTGCCTTACCAACAAATGGTGTACCTTGTCTAACCTCATTTAAGCCCGGTGCTTCGCCTATCATTACATATTTTGCATGTGGTGTCCATATAGGGATTGCTGTTCCATTATGACATAATTTACATTTTTGACAGGTACTTACCTTCTTATCCAATAACTCAAGCATTCTAACCTGTCTATTGCTTAACATTAATCCCTTCTCCTTCTATTACGTCTATTATTCCTTTCTTCATCTATAACCACTTGTCTTCTATTATCACCTGAAATAGTTGCATCCTCTATCCAAACATCTTCCTCTGAACTGTCATACATCTTTAAGCTTCTTTTGTCAAGAAAAAATTTATTCTGTTGATTCGGTAAACCAATTCTTGATTTGGTTATTCTATAAAGGATTTCAGACTCATAAACCATTTGTTCCTCATCCGTTCCAAGAAGACACATGAAATCTGCCGTTGCAGGTATTCCCATTGATTCTGCCGTATAACTGAAATCCAATTCATTGAAATTAACAAAGAATCCTTCTCTGTTTACTTGAGAGACCGAAACAATAGGACATTTAAACTCAAAAGAAAGTGCTCTTAATTCCTCTGCTACCCTCTTGACTGATGAATACATGTTATTCTCAACCTTGTAAGCTGATTTCATTAAATTTATATAATCCACATAAATAATATCAATATTTATATCTCTAAGCATCAATTCTCTTAAATAACCTCTAAAATCAAGAACTGAAGCTTCACCTGTTGGGTATTCTTTTATGAATAATTCCCCTCTTGTTTCCTCAGTTTCCCTCTTAATATTTCTCAAACTTTCGAATAATCGTCTTTTATATGTCCTTGAAATATAAATCCTATTAACATCAAGCCTTGAATATATACCATCAAACCGTTGTGCAAAAGCATCTTGACTCATCTCTAAGGTAAGAATAACAACATTTTTACCATTGACAACCTGCCTTGAAGCAAAATTCGCCATTAAATTTGATTTACCACCATGTATCTTTGCCGTAAAAACATTAAACGTCAAAGGTGGAAATCCACCATTAATATATTCATCAAATACGGAAAAATATGTTGGAATTCTATTTTCACTTGCCGTAAAGATACGTCTTAATCTAACACCAATTTCCTCAAAATATTTAAGACCCAAATCAATCTTAATATCTTTAATTAATGCTTGTTCAATCCGTTTTTGAACTAAATTTCGTCTATCAGCAATATCAACATCATCTATGGAATTAATAATTGCTTGTTTAAGTGCCTTTTCTTTTAAATAATCATTGGATTGATTTAATAAAAATTCATAACTCTCTGCAATATTAAAATCAACTTGATCTACTTGATCAAGTATTTCACGAATTTCATCAGGAGTTTCAGTAGAATTTATAATAGAATCTCTTGATGGTATACTATTATACTCATCAGAATATTCTTTACAAAAATTAAAAATGTGACCTATACTTGGATCATCAAAATATTCACTTTCAAAAACACTTGATGTTAGAACGAGAAAATCCTTATCAGAAAGCATACCCTTAAGTATGATCTTTTCAATGAAATCAGAATTTAATCTATCCATACAAGCATTATACACTATTTTCACTAAATACTTTACAAAAAATGTAAAGTATTTTCATGTTTTATGGTATAATATTCAGAAAATAAATAATAGAGGATAGTTATGAATGAAGAACAAGAATTACAACAAATTTATGATGAATTGAAAGAAAAATATGATATAGAAAATGAAGCTCAATTTTCAGACCTTGATATAGCCGAAAAACTTAGAAAAAATGAATTAATGAAGATAAAATATCATGATCTTTGGCAAACTGAACTAAGAAAATACGAAATTCTTGAACGTAAAATGGATGCTTTAAAGGGTATTAGATATAAACATTATAGATTCAATGACGATAATGAATGGCAAAAAAAAGAAATAGAAGAATACTGTCTTCCATCTGATGATAAAATAATAAAAATGAAAAAAATTATGGCAAAGCAAATGGTTAAAGTAAAATTTTTTGATATGTGTTGGAAGGCATTTAATTCAATGGGATGGAATATGAAAGTTTTTACAGACAGAGAAAAAAAAGGTATATAATGTATCATAAAGTACAGTTATTATTAAACAATAATTACAAAATAAAAATAAGAACCAATAGTGATGAATATATGAAAACTATGAAAAAGGAATTTGCCCTCAAAGCAAAGAACTATTTTTGGAGTGGCAAATATAAAGCAGGTATGTGGGATGGAAAAGTACATTTCATTACTGATGCTAATTTTATGCCCTTTGGTCTTCTATTAGATTTTCTTAGAAAACATAAGAAACTATTTCCCTATATGCCACTTGAACCTGATTTAGGTGTCAAGAATTTATTCAAGGGAGTATCCATACCAATAAAATATGATTTATCCCTATACCCAAGACCATACCAAAAAGAAACCATTGAATCTACTATAAGATACAGTAAAGGTATCATAAGGTCTGCAACAGCATCAGGAAAATCTCTTGCTATATCTTATATAATAAAGAACCTACTTGATAATAGACAAATAACCAAAGTTGGAAGGTCTTTAATTGTTGTTCCATCCACACAACTTGTTGAACAATTCAGGACTGATATGATGGAATATGGTATAGATGATAGGTTCATAGGTAGAGTCTATACAGGATACAAAGAATGGGATAACGCTATTGTCATATCTACTTGGCAAACATTAAAAAATAATCATGATAGATTACCTATATATGACTTTATTACAATTGATGAAGTACATCAAGCAAAAGCGCATGAACTCAAAAAAATACTATCAAAATCAAAAGCAAGATACAGACTTGGATTTACAGGAACATTACCGAACCATGAGACCGATCTAATGAATATAAAATCCTACCTTGGGCCTGTCATCAAAGAATATCCTTCAGGTCTACTTGCAGAACAAGGATATATTGCAAAATGCAAAGTAAAAGCTTTAATAATAAATCACCCAATGGGAATTGAATCAGAAACTTATCATGCACTCAAAGAGGAAGTTTTTCATTCTAATTATAGATTAAAGATCATAGCTGAAATAGTCAAGAGATTAGATCATAATGTATTATTATTGGTATCTCAAATTGCTGAAGGGGATAAGCTTGTCAAACTATTAAATAGAAGAACCAAAAGAGAAGTTGTATTTCTATCAGGAAAAGATAAAACTGAAATAAGGGAAGAATGGAGAAACAGAATGAAAAAAGAAAACAATATTGCCCTTATTGCAACCTATGGAATTTTTCAACAGGGTATCAATATACCGAACCTTCAATATGCTATGCTTGCTTCTCCTACAAAAAGCAAAATAAGAACCCTACAAAGTGTAGGTAGAACATTAAGAACTCATGAAGATAAAGATTATGCAGTAATATTTGATTTAATTGATGAAGTAAAATTTTTAGGAAGACATGGACAAAAAAGAATAAATTTCTATGAATCTGAAGGATTTGATATAGAATTTATAGAATTTCATGCTACATCTTTAGCAAATGCAATTGCCGCTTGTTTAGCTTGATCATCTGTTTTTATGGTATATTCACCCTTTGTATTTCCACATGTATCAGCTTTTATTACTAACCAATCATGAGTCCATTTTTTAGAATAATAATCTCTACCTGAATATTTTTCTTCTAATAAGTATTCTTTAAATTTAATTACCTTCTACCAGTTTTAGCATACCACACAGAACCCCTATGACCTATAGCTTCCATTCCATTTGAAGGACTAAAAACATTTCCTCTTGCTCCTTTTGCAGGTGCTCTCCATGAAGCTGCCTTATATATATTTCCAAATTCAGGCCCTTCTTTGGCATCAATGAAAGAATGAACACTTTGACCAGAACCAAATGTTTCCTTTCTTATAACTTTATAATATCTACCACCTTTCTTATAAATTATATCAGGTGGAGTCAAATTAGTATAATTCTTCTTGTAATCTTGATTAACTATATCTTGAATACCTTTAACATATTTTTTTAAAGCTTTCTCTATGTTTTTTGGTTCATTAACTTTTCTTGTATTTTGTGATGATGGTTTTGATTTCTTTGTATCAAGTTGTTGAACAAACCCCATACCTTCATCTAATTCTTTTTTTTCTGTCCAATCCTTAAACTTCATATTCCCTCCTAGTTAAAATGTGGAAAATTTTTTAACTTAATAATCTTACCCTTTAACTTTTTTCTTTTATTTCTATTACCAATCATAGTAGTTTTTATAGTACATTTACCACCAACACAACTTTTCACTCTCCATTTTATCTTTGTTTTTTCAGATAATATATTACAAATTTTTTGTCCTATGACTTCAGCATCATTATTATCTAATTTTTTAGCATTATATTTTAATACATGCCAAAACATTCTATATTCAAATGGGTCTTTCACCATTTCTATTTCCATAATCACTCCTTTATAACAATTGGTTTTGTCACTAGTATATAAGGGTCTTGTCCTTTTTCCTCTTTTATAGAAGTCTTTATATCTATAGGTCTTTTTATTATAAAATCCTTTTTCCAAGGAATTGTGAAATAGTCTCTATTTGCAACTACCCACAATTCAGCCTTATATTTCTTATTATCATCAAAGTTAAACATATTCAAAGGTGGAATTATTACAGACAATTTACCGTTTTCAACATTTGTTGAAAATCCCAATTTAAATGAATCTGTAAAATAAATCATCAAGGTTCCTTTTACATTAGTAACATCCACATTGGCAATTGAAATACTAAATACCAATTTCCTTGATTTTGTAATATCTAACTCCATTCTGTGACCTTTGTTACTCTAATTCTTATTGTATCTTCCTCATCAAATACATTATTAACAATTATTTGTGGTTTTTTCCTTTCCCATCCATAAGATGAACCACCACCACCTGCTACCTGAACATCAACAGGAACTTCTTCAACAAATCTTGGAATAAACTTTCCCATTGTGGCTATAGCTACACTCATTAGCTTGTCCTCACTTGTTGCCAATTTATAAATTGCCCCGGTGCATTTGATGGAGCAGTTATTTGATAAGTTCCTATAATATTATTACTTGTGCCTACTGAAGCAGGATTAGAATAAATCCTAACTCTTGCCGCAGTCAAGTTACCATCAGCATCATATGTTGGATTATCTATAAATATATTTTCATGTGTAAGACCCAATAGACGTTTCAAGTCCTCACTCATCTCTCTCATTAACCCACCAAAGTTATTTATGCCGCTATACCCTGATGGATTTTCAGACCATACAGCTTGAGCTATCTGTTGTGGAGTTGCCGCACCTGCCGAAACTGATATTCCATCAATCTTATTTTCTATACTAACTAAGCTGTTATCAATATCAGTAAAGTTTGCTTCATTTGAAGCTGAAAGACTATCTATCTTTGTATTGGTAGCAGTTTCAGCTAATTTTTCTCCTGTTGAACCACTATTCAAATGAGCATTTAATTCTTCATCCCAAACATGATCTGCAATATATTCGTTTGAAATGAATCCATCAATATCTACTGTACAATTTGGGCCTGAATTATCTTGCTCAACAAAACCAACACCCAATAATTGAATAGAACCCGAAACACAAGTAGAATCTATTATAATATTTGCAGAATCACAATTAATAACCGTTCTATTATTTCCTGTCTTGCCTTTTAATTTAATAGTTCCTGTCATATGAGACATATTCACATCTGCATCATTAAGGGTAAATTCTGCTTCATTATTTACCTGTCCACCAACAGTACCTTGAATAACCGTTGCCCATCCATTAAAAGATATTTCAGAACCTTGACCGAAAGAAACATTATTCATAACCCCTCTAAAATTCTCAAATGAATAAACTGTACATGATTCAAAAAGAACAATATTGCCATTTGATAATGCACCATGCATATTAACATATCTAAAAGCTGAATTACTAACATTTGCATTCGTTTCTATAGTTATATCTGTTCCCATAAAACCGGGAGATTCAAACACAACCTTACTTAAATCATATCCTGTAGGTATTGTTAAATCAGAATGTACATGAACCATATCAAGATTTCTTGAATTCTTTATAACTAAAAGATCATCAATATTATTTACAGGATATCTATGTGTACCTATTGGGAAATCTGTTCCTGTCGAACCACCACTAACATCATAAGTTACTGTATTTGAATATAATATACATTGTTGAATTGCACCTGCCGTTGCATATAAATAACTTCCTGATAATGATTCAGACCAAACTTCACTTGGAATATTAGCTATATCTGCCGATAGACTTGTTATTTGTGTAGAAATATTTGTAATTTCAGCATTAGAACCTGAAACATTTTGACTTACAGTTTCATCAATATCATCAATATAGTTTTCATTTCCTGCATAGGTATATCTATCAGAATCATTTAAAGTAACTCCACCATCACATCTAATTGCATATTCTTTATCTTTATCATAAAAATTAAATTCATATTTATACCATCCATCACCTGATTCAGACATGGATGCATCATTAACCAAAAGAGAATCATTAGATAAATCTCTTATCCTTATGGTAGGTGTTAAACCTATAGAAGGTATTCCATTAGATGTAAAAAATGCAGCTATTTTCATTAGTAAGGCCCACTACCACTTGTTTCAACTGAAGTTAAATTTTTCTGTACATCATAACTAAAAAACCTCACCAAAGCTTCACCATCTGAAATTCTAGTAAGGTATGTCTGAATAAGTAATTTCTGATTGTTATAAGTAAAAGTTTTAGAAAATAATTGAACAGCTTTAGTTTCATCTACCCAAATATTTAAAGTACTTAATAATTTTTGTGCATTATAACCGAATTCTTTATAGTTGTAAAGTTGAGCCGCTTTAAACTCCATCTCCATTTCAAGAGAAAGCTTTTCAGATTGAGTATAAACACCACCACTACCACTTCCACCTGCCGAACCTGTATGTCTTGTAACTATAACACCCATTCATAATCCTTTACAATGCCGCAGGTATTAAAGCAGTTAATCTCTTAATTGCTTCTATTGTTTCCGCAGCATTATCCCCTGATGCTATTTGTGATAATGTCTCTGTCCATACTGCATTTGAAATATCTACTAAACTTTGAGCAGATTCAACTTCTGTTACACCTATAGTTTCAACCAATGTTGAAACTGTAGATTCAATTCTAATATTATTTGATTGCCCTTCAACTACAGAAGCATCTAAAAATGGAGTATCACCTTCTGTTGTATATAGATTACCATTAATAGCTAACTTATAACTTCCTGCATATGGTTTAATTCTCCATCCATTTACAAGAAAAAAAGTAGAGCCAAGAAATCTATCCCCCGGTAATGGTTGACCACCAATTCCTTCTAAAGCTTCAAGATATTTAGAATCTACAATTCCATCATAACCAAATAACCACTCTTTCCAATCAGAATATAAGTCTTCTCTAACATCTAATTCTGTAACTCCATCATTAACATAAATAATCTTATTAGGCCCATCAAAAGTAACTTTATGATAGAGATTCCAATACTCCCAATAACCTGCATATAATCCAGAATACATTTATATTCTCTCTTTCCAACTCCAACTATATGTAACAGGAGCAATAGCAGCATTTGGATTATCACCTAATCCAGCTATTCCAGATATCATTTGCCCTGTTATAGTTAATGTTTGTGGAGTCAAATCAGCCAAAACTCTTAATTGGTTAACTCCAAAATCACCAAATAACAATGGCATAGTATCATCCATGTCTTTTTGTGACTGTGGTGGTATTATATAAGAAAATATTTCATCACCACCCGTAGCAATAATAGCACTTCTATCTATTTGAGCAGTACTACCACTAGGCATTTCTGTATTCCAAGTTGCACCTGTTAATGTAGCATCTCTTCTTATTCTAACCAAAACGGGGTCTAATCCACCATTATAAACAGCAAAAGTAAGAGGTATTAATTCTTTCCTATTAGGAGTAGCTCCACCAATTAAAGGATTCAAACGAATAGAACCCATAGCAATTTCAGTTCCACCAGAAGGAACAGGAGCAGCAGAGGGTGTATGAGTAGTAAATACTCTACTTGGAATAACTGTTTTTTCACCATAATATCCAACACCATGAGCACCAATAAACATCTGTGATAGTGATACAGGAGTATCAGTATTATATTGTTCAAATCTAACTGGTAATATAACAGTAGATACTTGAGCACCAACTACTTCATTCCATCCTATTGTCTGATGAAGTAATATTCTACCATTTGATTCTCCTTGAGTTGGGTCTTGGATAAAAAATCTTACAGAACCATAATTACCAATATATTCTATAAAATAAATATTCGGTTTTGAAACATCAATTGTAATACCTGAATCGCCTGTTCCATCTAATTTATCACCTGTCCATCCAGAAGGTGCTATAAGAGTAGTTACTAATGAGCCAGTTAAATATGATTTATAACCTAATTTTAATCCATCTTCATCAACATGAAAAAAGTAACCATTATAATCGTCAAATAATCCCCATCTTCTAATTACATTTTCCTTACCACCATCACCAACAGATACCATAATTCCACAAATACCAACAGTACCTTGAAATAATCTATGATATTTATCTGTAGTTCTTCTAGCAACAGCATTTGTACTAGTATCACACTGAAGAATAACTTCAGGTCTTACAGGATGTTTAGATATAGAACCACCATTAATAGCACTATCAGTATAATAATAATTTTGAGTATCAAAAGGAAAAAAGAAATTTGTATCAGTCCATCTTTGATCATGGGCAACGTGACCATATTGAGAAATCATCTGCTCACCTTCAGCAAATCTCATATATGCTTGCCCTTTAGCATCTACCTTCCAATGATTATTACTATCAGAATCCCTAATAGTAGATGCATTTAAATACTTATCAGTATCAACTATTGTATGATAAACTTTCTTACCAGTACTATCAGGTGGAACTCTTATAAATCCATCTTGTGCCATATTATTTTGCTCCTTTTTTTAGATTTTTACATTCTGATATATACAATTTGGGAGCATAGATGTGCTCCTTTTCTTCAGTTTATTTACAATCTGATATTCACAAATGGGAAGTCATTTAAGACTCCCCAATATAAACCAAAGATAGTAATCCTAATTAAGTAGGATTACTATAGTTTCTTTCAAGTGCCGCAACCAATGAAATTGTTTGGTTAACTGCTCTTGTTATTGTAGATGTTGTTCTAACATACTGAGCAGTCTGTAGACCGATAGCAACAACCGTAACATCTGCATTAGTCTGTGGTGTCCTACCACCTTGAGTATTTCCATCATAGTCAAATGACCATCCAATACTTGCCGCAGAAGCAAAACCTGTAATTGTCTGTCCATTAGCATCTTTAACAAGAATTGCAGCAGAAGTACCATAAGCTGAAGTTCCAATACTTGTAAAAAACATCCAATATTCAGCATCATTATCATCAACAAGATATGAATTAAATTCTAATGTACCTGTTGCTGTATATGGAAATGTTCTAATTGTTTGAGTATCATCTGTAAATTCAAGTCTATTGATATCCTGTAAATTATAATTATCAATAAAAACTCCACCCCATCCTGGAACATAAAGAGTTCTCAATGTATCACCAATAAATTCTAACATTTCATCAGCAATATCCCCTCTTATTGGATATCCAGCACTTGTAGCAGGATTAGAATTAATATTTCCTGTTTGTCTCAATAAATATTGAACTTTTTCATAGATAAGTTCAGCCGCTTTATCATCACCATCAATAATAACATGAAAAGCATAAGAACCTGCTCCAATTGTTCTAAATTGTTTAGTTGTATAGTACTGTACAATAATATCTTGATAATTTGCACCTGAAGCAATTTGAGCATCAGTATGTGTAATTTTAACAGCATCAGAAGCATTAGCCAAAGGCAATGCATACTTTTTATATGTCAATGCTGTCAAATTCTGTTCAGTCAAAAGATCATATTTATCATATGTCTTTGCATATTCTCTCAAGTAAATAATGAAAAGGTCTCTGTAATCAAAATTTCCATAATTTACTCCACCATAAATTTGAACAGCTTGATTGACTTCACCTGCAAAAACTGTATCAACAGGAGTTGCAGCAGAAGCAGGAGTTGACTGAACATAGTATGCTCTGTCATTATTAGAATCAAGAAATGAACCAAGAGTAGTAACATTCATCCATTCTTCTCTTGAATCACCTGCCGAATTCTTTAAAGCCCATCCTGCATCCCTAATTGTATTTTTTGTTGTTTGATCGGCCCAATTCCATTCATCAATTAATTCAAACTGTTCTTCCGTAATAGCAATTAATGGAAAAGGAAATTTAATCAAATTATCATCTGTTTTCCATTCTTCTTTCAAAAAAGAATAAACACATTGCCCTGTTACTCCATCTGCATATATTAAATTACCCGACCCCGGATTAAGTTGAATAGTACCACTGACACCCGGTGTAATTGTAATCTCAGTTCCTTGATTTAGATCATCAGGATCAACTAATTTAGCCATATTCGAATCCTCCTAGATTTCATATACTCTTCATATATTTATATTTTCTTATTCCTTCTAATCACAAATGATCTATCAATAGCAAATTCAGATATTTTTTCGTCTGATTTACAAAAAATCGACATATTTGAGTTTTTTATAATAAACTTTTTAAGTCCAATTAAAATTATAGTATCAAAAATTACTTTTTTAATATCATTATTATTATCCACAAATCTTACTTGTTTTTTATCCAAATTAAGATACACTTTATAACCTATAAATGATTTTTGTGTGCAATCATATATTGTAATCATATTTATCTCCTACACACAAAACATTCTATTATTATTTATATTTTTTTATGGATTTGAATACCATCTATCCAATTCTTGCTGAATAGGTAATATAGAATCATTTGCAGGTAAAACCACATTATCAATTCTCAAATGTTCATAAAAGACATTATGTACAATAACATCAACTGTGTATCCTACTCCATAATCTGAATAATTATATGTCCATGTGACATTATTACCATCTGTAGTTTCAACATGATATAACTCTGCTCCTGATGGATTTGCCCCTCTTGCTTGTTGAATTCTTAATTCAGAACCAGAAACAATGCCTGAAAATGTCCATTGAACAGCTTGATTTATTGTTACTGTTCCACCATTTGGAGCAGCATATGTTTGAGTATCACTTGTTCCTATATTATTTATAATTAAATTCCCTGTTCCTAGAAATATAATATCATAAGAATTTCCATCAAATACCAAATCGTAATAATCATATTCTCCATCTTGAGGATGTAAAATACCACAAGCACTAGGTGAGATATCATTATTAATAAATTGTGAACCAGAAATAGCTATATTTTGATTCCAAACAAATGCAGGTAAATATCCACCTGATACACCAACAGCACTAGAAACTTCAGAAAAAGTACAACCTTGTGTAGGAACAGAACCGGGCCAAACTGCCCCACATCCAGAAAAAATTGAATTTAAAAGACTATGATTTGAAGAATCATCGTTAGTTGGGAAAAATATACCTTGAGTAATCCCTTTAAATTGACATGATAATATATATAATTCATCAAGATTACTAAGATCAGAAAAATCTATTAGAACACCGGGTCTTGCAGACTGAATAGAAACACCATCAAGTATAAAATGTGTATTACCTGATACTACCCTTATATCTATTTGAGCACATTGAACAAAATCATTAGGCCCATCACTTGCATTATTTTTAAATGTTATTCTACAATCCAAATTAGCTATATCTGTCCATGACCAAGTACTAGGAGCACTAGAGTCATTTGTTATATCAAAGTAATCAGACCATCCTATACTATTGTTTGTTGAAGGTATTAAATCATATTTTGCTCCTGATGTAGTTCCACTAAATACAGGCATTAAATAAAATTCTGTTGGAGTTCCCCCCCTTCTAGCATATGCTCTAATTTCTACTTTATATATAGTACCAGAACCACTTGAATTATTAGTATTATTTAATTGAGTATAATTTGCCGCATTAGCTTGAGCAATACTAGCTGTACTCCCATCAACCATATTTCCGGGGTCTGTAGGCCAAGCTGTTCCAACATTATATCCATTAAAATAAAAATCATCTCCTAAATTCTTAATTACTCTTAATTTATATACATCATCATCTACAAATCTATCTTCAAAAATAACAGTAGAACCTATATCATGAAACCAACTATCCCCTGTTCCACTTGTACCAAATGAAAGCATCCCTTGAATACCATAAACACCTGAAGCAAGCTCTCTAACTACCCCAAGTGCTCTTTGACTTGCATTACTTCTATCATATAGATATATATCATTAAAATTACCTCTATCACCTGTAGTTCCACCTGTAATTTCCAATGCAGATTGATTATAACCTTTACTAGCAGAATATCTAATAATATCAAGGAAACAATTTTCCACACCACCAACTGCTTTAGCAAGTGTTTTATGTCCTACTCCTATTTGTGATATAGAATTTAAAGCTAAACTTGCTTCTGACCCTGCATATGCTGTAAAATAAGTAGTAGGCAATAAACTTGTATCAACTAATAAACATTGCCATGAAACTGAAATACCATCATATCTAAATGCCGCACTATCTGAACCTGCTAAATGATAACCTATTCTATTAGTTCCATCTCCTAATACCAAAGTAATACCACCATTTTGAGTAGTATCCATAATACCATTAGCAAGTGTCCATACATATACCAAACCACTAGTTAGATCAACTGTTCCACCCGGAGCAGCATACATATCTTCAGTCGTATTTGAAACTGTATGACCAATACTTCCTGTTAATTCAACAGGTGGGGGGTCTGCCGTATATAACTGAGTCTTACCTGATGAAGATGTATAACCACTATCTACATCAGCTTCATTATGATATATTGTCCGATTATCTGTTACTGTTACTGCCATGTTGTTTTATATACCTATCATATAAAATTATACTACAAACTTGATGGGGCCAAAGCATTGATTTCATTGTAGGAGTATTTACTCTAAGAGATTTATCTCCCTTTTGTTTATAAGCAATTGCACTAGGCCCAACTTTTCCAAAGATATATAAAACATTTTTAGGATGAATAAAATTTTGTAATTCTTCTTCTCCTGTTATATCAACAAACACTTTAGTTATATTCTTATTTTCATCAATAATTTCTCTTAAATGTTCTCTTTCTGTAACATACTTATTTAAAATTCCTGATATTGGTGTCATATAAAATTGATCAATTTCAAATTCTCCTAAAATCATCTCCCAAAGATCAATTTCTTTTATAGGAGTATTCCATCCTAACTCCCACATTCCCGCAATTTTTAACATTAAAAAACCTCAAATTCATCTTGATCAAATATATTATCAAGTAAATAAATATAAGAAGGAATAGGTAATAATCCAAAAGTTTGATAAGCCACTTCACCAAATCCTAATGAAGGTCTTGTACCTCTATAAAATTTTGTATCATTCGAACAATCATGTATAATTAAATCCCATCCTTCCTTTTCAGCAAGTTCCATTAAATCATATGTCAAATGTCTACTAGATACAGGAGATGCATATCCTTTTCTATGTCTATATAACATTCCTTCTTGTGTAAAAAAATGATAATTGGTTAGATTTAACTGTAATTCAGGACTATTTATTTGATCTACACCACTATCAAGTATTCTATTTTTATGTTTCTTATAATTTTCAAATGTATTTGAAAACATTGGAGTTTCAATACAAACTTTTGAAATATATTCTCTAGCAATCTCCAAATGTCTCAATACTCTCTCTGAAAAATCTGTTGCTTGTAAATTAAATCTAATCTCATTTAATCCACTATCTGATAATATTTTCAAATTTTCTTCTGTAGCATGAATCCCATTGGTATATAAATACTGATGTAAACCCTGTTCAGCTACAGCACTCATTACTTCAGGTATTTTTTGTATATCATTTAGAGGTTCTTTTTGTAACCATCCAATAGCTTTTATATTATCTGTCTGTCTCTTTATAGCTAACTTAACTTCTTCCTTAGTTAATGTACCACCTGCCAAGTTATAATGAATCGTTGTTAATCCTCTTACTATCCTAGCTCCCTGATAATAATAACAAAAAACGCAATTTTGATCACATTTTGTTGAACTTCTTATATGGTCAACTTTATCAGTTAGACATGATTGACAACCCATTGATAATGATGAAAAATCACCATTCCATATAGCTAAAAATCCTGTTTCATCAACCCATAATTTATCTAATCTTGCTTGTCTTTTTCTTATATCTTCCATAAAAATATTCAAATATAGTGCTTCAAGATATAATATTATTTCTATTATTTGATTAGATACTTTATTCTGATTGCTTTCAGATATATAAACTAACTCATCTCTTATTTCTTTTTTCGTATATTTAGATTTTATAACCATATTATTTACAATTTATTAAATTATCCTTAAAAACCAATCCATCATCACTAGCAAGATAAGGTGCATACATTTCAAATGTATCTTTACCATGATCTGAACATTGTATAGACGGTTTATCATAAGATAAAGAAAATCTAACAACATCCTTTACTTTAGTAGAGTCTTCAGGATTTTCAATACCTTCCTTTATCTCTAATACTGTAATTATAGTATCTTCAGCAGCAATGACACCAACAGGCCCATAATATATATTGACCATAACAAATACAGTATCTTTAGGCATTGTACATTTAATAGGATTTTTTGCTAAAGCTATACTACTCATAAAAAAAATTACTATAACCACAAGTAGTATTATTTTTTTCATTTATCCCCCTGTATTACTTTTTCATATTTTCCTTTTGTTCCTATTTCAATCATAGAAATAACTTCTATGTCTTCATCATAAACAAACTTTTCACCAAATGCATCAGCAGAATTTTCCTTTTCAATTCTTATAATAACCTTTAGAGTTCTTCCCTTTGGTTGATAATGATTTTTAAAATCATCAAGAAGTTGAATAACTTTTTGAACTGTTAAATTATATAACTTCTCCCTTCTTTCCTCATCACTTGTATCTTCAGGAATTTGAGGATTTATAATTTCCTCTGTTACCTTATCAGGATCAATATCAACACCTTGTTCTTTAAGTTGCTCTAATCTCTGTCTAAAAACTTCTAATTGATTTTTTGGCATAATTCTCTCCTATAACATATTTATATTTTTAATAATCAACATATGATGTAAATTGACCAATTACACCATGATTTGCATCCCAAACATAAGCTTCAGCCGCATGATAAGACTTTATATATCCCTTCTTATAATGCCATTGATCTGTACCTGCAATAGAAGGTATCATTCTAACTACCGTTCCAGGCATGGTATCTACATTAACCCAATGCATTTGCATTTTTCTATGCTTATGACCAATATGTATTTCTCTATATTTCGATTTTCCCCAAAGTTCAGGTTCTTCCGTTGCTACAATAGATGGAAGGTCTCTCATTGGTTCTTCTATTCCATGAGTATATGCAACCAAACATTTACCAAATGGATAATATTTTCTCCATTTAGGAGATATATCAACTGAAACATCCTTATCATCTGAAAATATTTCGGATAGTGCATCACACATATAATATGATACATTTGGATCATGATTACCGGGAACCCATGTCACATGAACAGGAGAAACTTCTCTACAATAATTAATTGCTTTAATTACAGATTTTTTAGCCTTCTGATAAATTTTAATCAATCTTGAATCAGCATCTAATAGATTTCTGTTCATTGGAGTCTGATTTGTTGGGTCATCAATATGCAAGAAATCATTACCGAATGGAAATAGAATTTTTGATGGTTTATATCCAACTGCCTTACTTAAAAGGTCTTGCACAGCATAAAGAAATAAATCTTCAGCTATATCAATATCATAATCCATACCTGTCTCTTTATCCCATGCCAACATTCCAAAGTGAACGTCCATCAAAGCAACTTCTAAGAGATAGTTTCCATCTAAATTAAAATTTTTCTTAGGTGTCTCAAGCTTCGGTATATCATCAATCAATAACCTAATAGCTTCCACCCACTCCATATTATGTAATTTCTTCAACCAAACTTGAATCTTATACATTGTAACCGTCTTTGGTTTATTTAAATATATCTCATTTCCTTTAGAGTCTTGTTCTCCTGTAGGTTCTTTAAGCTTTAACGTAACTTGCCATGAACCGATTTGATATCTATCAACTTTCCATTGAGTCAAATCAACTTCAGCAACTTGCAAAGCTTGTTCTAATGTTGTGATTGTTAATGATTGAAGGTCTAACTTGGCATTATTCTTTGAGGTTTTATTAAAACTTATTGTTTCTTCTAAAGGTTTATATCCTTGATCTATAATGTTCTTCTTTAAAGGTCTTAAAACTTTTCTAATATATGCTTGATCCACATCAAGCTTATTTGCTAATTTTTTTCTATCAAAATCGGGATTATCATAATATGACTCTCTAATTATTTCCGCTTTATTCATACATATTCCTCCTAGTTATATTATCCCACAAATTATTATATTCTTCTTCTATTTCACTCAAACATTCATCTGTTTGTATTTTTTCAAATTTTTTTTCAAAAATGTATATATCGAATTTTTTACAAAGCTTTAAATCTTCCCAATAATTTTTACATTTAATACAGTTAAAGGGTGAAATCATCAATTTTCTTTAACAATTCCTCATTCTTAATTTTAGCATCTTTAAAATCACCGTCTTTATCAGTCTCAACATCAACATGGGTCTCTTTATCCACACCTAATTGATCTTTACCACCTTTTCTCCAAGGTTGTCCTGCTTGTTTAAATCTTAATGTTGTCAAATCATCAGGAACATGTTTCATACGTTTCCACATATTATTCCATGTCTTTTCAGGAAACAAATCTCTCATACTATTGATAGTATTTGAATAGTTAGCAAAATCTTCCATTCCTTGAGAATGTTCAAACTCATCCCATGACCAATCACCTAAATCAACTTCCCAATTTTTCTGAAAACTAGTTAATTTATTGAAATAAGGAGTCCTTTTATACTTCTCACCATAGACAATATTTCCTGGTGGTCTATCATCGTCACCCGCAACACCTGTTCCATCATCAGGATATCCCCTACTTACAGTAGCTTCAGGCATTAACTCAAGTGCTTCTAATAAAGTTTTTTTCATTTATCCTCTTTTTCTTAATTCATTTGATGGTCTTACTATTTTATCTTTTCCAAATTCTACAGTTACCATTGGAATAGAATATGTTTTTGTATCTATAGAATAAATCTGACCTTTTCCAAATCTTGGATGAGTAACTATATCTCCCGGTCTTATGAGTCTACCATCTTCATCTTTTGCTTTTTCATTTGGTTGTATAATTCTTACCTCATGGACTTTTTTACCTCTCCATTCAGTTGTTCCCTTTGCAGTATCAATCAATCTCGCACAAAATCCTTTAGCCTTTTCTTTTCCCCATCCTTTCTTAGGTGACATTCTAGAAACACAAGCATCAAAAAATCCTTCCTCTGAAGGACTCTTTCCGATGGTCTTCCCAAATTTTTCAACTGAATCCTTTCCCCATCCTGCCGCTTCAATTGCCTTTTCACTCAACTCATCATCATAAAGATATTCAAGTGTTTCTTGAAGTTTTTCCTCAACTTCTAATTTTTCTAAAACAGTAACATCTCCTGTCTTAACCTTACCATTATTTAAATATTTATCTATTCTACTCATCCTGTTTCTCCTTTAGGAACATAAGCACCTAAAAATTCACTAAACTTTAATCCCAATCTGCCGATAATATTCTGTTGAGCTTTATCATCCATTTCTATATTAACAGGTTCTTTTCTATTAAGATCAACCATCCATCCAAATCTCTCCCCCCAAATCCTAGTTTGTCCTGAACCTGCTATATTAGAATTACCAGAAACATAAGTTGCACCAACTACAGAAGCTTCAACAACAAATCCCTTTTTCTTATATTTTTCTATTATTTCAGGATCATCAGAAATTCGAATTCTCTTATTTTTCTTACTATTATAAACATAAACATATCCTTCATTATTTATAGGAACACAAACCTTTTTAATTTTATCATAAACAGTTCCTTTAGGACATTCACCACCAATAACATCTATTTTACCTTTAGCCGTATTAGTTGCTACATCTGCCGCTACTGTGGTATCAGTGAGAAATTTATCTATTCTATCTACTATATCCATAATTCTTTACTCTCATTTTTTATCTTCTTCCACATTGCAACTCTTTCTTTTGAGCTTTTGCTCATCATGTCCTTATCTGTATACATACTAAACCCTTTTATCATCTTATCAACAAGTTTTTTACGTTGAGCATCAGGTAATTGAGCAAATCTTAAAAAGCTATCCATTCCAATTCCCAATGGTTCTAACATAGCCGTTGATAAATCTTTTTCTTTCTTAAGCTTATCAAGAGCCTCTTTAAAGGACATTTTCTTCTCATCCAAAATTTTATCAATTTTATCTATGACAGACATTATTCATCCCCCTTTCTCATTCTCTTTTTTTCTCCATCCCCTACAGGAACGCATTGTTTTTTAATAGGTCAATACTTTTGACCTTCAGGACATTTTTCCTCAAGCATAATAGAGAATTTTGATTTTTTAGCTGAACCTTTTTTAATTCCCTCTGACATGTATTTCTTTTCCATTGCTGAATCACCAAGAACATATGTATTAAAAATAACCTTAAGATCACCTTTTTGTTTCTTTAAAAATAAATCTTTAGCAATCAATTTTTTCATTTTTTCAGCATCGAATTTTACATTCTCATTTGTTTCTTTGCCTTGATCTTTCGTCTTAGATGCCTTAACAGCTTCATCTTTAACCTTAGAAACTTTAATAAAATTATCAGCTTCCTCAAGAAATCCTTTCATGTCTGTCATCTCTGCCTTGACTTCAAGTGGAATTTCTATTTCAATATTTTCTTTCCAAGGTGTAAATATTTTTCCCTTTGCAATAATATCCAATCTTGCATTTGCATTCTTACTTTTAAGCTTGCCTTCTTTAATATAATCTTTAAGTGGTGGAATTTTTACCTGAATTTTCTTGCCATCAATATTGACAGGGAACCCATATTCCATTTCGTCTATGGTAAGTCTCAATTTAGCAGAAAGATCATCAGCATTTCCACCTTCAATAACCGTATTAAATTCAAGGACTTTTGATTCGTTTATTTTAAGTTCCATAATGATCTCCCTATTTAATCTAATTATTCATATATATTTATATTTTTTTTATTTTTTTATCTAGCTTTCCACCACTTTTCTAATAATTGCTTCTTTTTAACCTCATCTTTCTCATTATGATAATTTTTTGCTAACTGAACCTTTGCTTTTAAATATCTATCATCCATATATTTAGGTTCAGGTGGAGCTAATTTATGCCTATGAGCATAATTCCATTCAGCATGGATATGTCTAAATCCAAGAATATCATACCAAGTTCCACCGGGAGCATGTATCTGAGTTGACACAGGATTGATAGGTACTTTATTAACTTTTAATCCTAACTCTTGGATTGCAATAGCAAATCTTCCTTCAGTATTCCCTAACCTTTCAGCATGTTTTTCATATGTATCTATACCTATTAAATGATCTCTGAAATGTATCATAATTGCTCGAATAGCTTCTGATTTAGCAATAAAAGATGTAGTATTAAAAATATGTCTACCATGAGCATTAACTTCATAACCACACCCCATAATATCAGCATCCCCCAACATTTCCATTATTTTAGAAAAACCTTCAGGTTTTTCAAGAACACAATCACCATTAGAACAAAAAATATAAGGAAATGCTCCCATTGTATTGAGACCAAAATATAAAAGCCAAAAATAAGGATATAAAACTCCCCCCCATGTTTGATGATGTGGTATCAAAAAAGTATCTGCTAAATCAAATACATCTCTTTTCGGCATACATTGTTCATAAGTTATAGATTTATTTTTTGGATCAAAATAATTATCATACACAACCGTTGTCCAAAAACCAAGCTTTTTATGTGTCTCTAATGATGCTTTAAGAAATGGTCTGTTTCCGGGATGTGAAGTCAATAAAACTCCAACATTTTTAAAAGCTTTCATTGCCCATTCATCATTTCTCATCATATCTTTAAGAATATAGGCATAATGATCTTTTTTTGAACCTTTAGGTAAACTATTTACGAAATCCCTAGTGACTGTCATGATTTTATTTACTCCCTTCTATTACAGATTTCCATTTACTGTAATAATCATTATCTTTTAAAATAAATGAATTAAATTTCCATCTATCGAAATGACCTAACCTTTCTGATGGTGGGCCTAACTCCTTTCGTCTTGTATCATTCGGTAAAGCTTCTTTTCCATAATATTCAAGTGGATAATATCTTCTATTCCAATAAGAATCTTCTCCTTCAGCCCAATATTTATATAACCATCTTCTATCACCCGAAACATAATATTTAATCAAGGTATTTCTCTCATGTTGATTAAAAAATTCACCATTATTACGAATATCAACATATTTAACAGGAACGGGTTCAAGATGCTCAAGACAAGCCGCTTTATGCTCACCACCAAGATTTCTATATCCTAAAATTTCCTTCCAAGTACAATCCTGATGATATGCACTATAATGATCAATAGCACCTTCATAAAAATGTCCTTTAGGATATATAGGTTGTTTAGGAGCGTCCTTGACTTTAGTTCCCATCTTCTTACACCAATCCCTTAATAAAACTTCAGGTGAATATGATTCTGGAATATTTTTGTTTAATTTCTTTTTTATATGATCTACAAATGTCAAAAAAGGTAATGATTTCCATAACATATTACATGTATGGATTGTTCCCCCATATGAGGATGAACTCATAATTTCAGCATCACCTAATAATTCCAACATCTTATCAATATTTTGCGGTTTATCCCATATACAATCACTATTAGTTGTAAACACATAATCAATATTTTCGAAATGATCAACTATTCCTGATGCATAAATAATATCCCATAACCATCCATTTCTTTTACCTGCTCCATATGTTTTATGCTTAAAAGTCCATGCATGAGGTATCTTAAATATATCCTTTGGAATATCAAGAGAACCATGAGAATCATAAGAGACAATAACATACTTACCTGTCTCCATATATCTCTGTAAGGCATATTTCAAAAAACTTCTATGACCATTCCAAGAAGTCACAATAATAATCATATTAGTATTTAAAAATGGATTGTTCTTTTGAAAGTTTTCACTTTTCTGTACCATAATTCACCACCTTAATTCACCATCTATAATAGTATGAATTATTTTTTCATGTTTTAATGGTTTATATATTGAATGATTACAAATCATTGTAACATCTTCCGATAAATATTTTTGAATATTATTTCTAAATCCACTAGTAGTAACATGAAAAAATCTTATATTATTTCCAAAATATTTAAGATATTCATTATAGTTAACTTGATCATAACAATAAATTTTATTCCACTTTCTAACCATATTAGCTATAACAATATCTAATCCTCTACCAACTTCACAAATCAAAATAGAATCAGTATTACTCTTTAACTTTAGATTTTTATATAAAGATATTTTTATATTAGCATCTTTTATAATTTCTTTAATATTATAATTACCATTATTTTTAAAGAATGAAGACATAGAATAACTACTACCAAAATATAAACATTTAGCAACTTCTATCGTCCACATATCAGCATTCCAATAATTATCACCAACACCACATGATTCTTGATTTCCATCAAATGGAGTATTAGATATATAATGTAAAAAATCCGAAATAACTTTTTTATCCATGATTTTTTTGTAGCATTGTGAGACCAACATCAAAAGCAGACTTGGTAAATGTGAAAATCTCAATATCAGACCGTTTTTCTAAATCTTCTCTTAGTTTATAAACAGTTCCACATCTATTAAGGGAAGTCCATGATTCGTTAGGTGGGTATGTATCATGAAGGAATATATAACCATCCTTCACTACATATTCGAATGTATTATAGAAGTCTTTTTGTACTTGACTGTAAGAATGATCTCCATCAATAAATGCTAAAGCCAATTTTGTATATCCAATATCAGCATTTTTTAATGAACTAAAAAATTCATCTGATTTCATATTGAATACTTTAGAATTCTTACCAAAATAACCTTTGGTATTCTTCATATTCTGTACACCACTTTTTGAAAACTCACAATGGTAACATATCCTATTATATTTTTCTGCTAACTTTGAAAGAATTATTGAAGACTCACCACATCCTATCTCAAGTATATCTCCTTCTGTATAGTAAAGAACATAATCAGATAGAACACTTAGCAAACCCCATCTTTCCCATCCAAAACTTCCACTAACTACTTGATTATATAAATTTTTTAATCCTTCATGTTCTGCCATGTATTAGATTCCCATCTATCAAATCTGTCAATGGTTTTAAATTAAGTTCATGTAATCCAAAATTAATCAATCTTGTACATGTTTTTTCGGGATTAATAAGAAAATTAGGAAAATATAAATTAATAAAAGGAATATCCAACTCCCAAACCCTTTCTATAAAATTAGCAAAATCAATTTTATATTCTGAAAGTTTCTTTCTTGGTTTCGGGTCTCCATATTGAATAGGCAATGATTCTCTTGACTTCATTACAGATTCTACTTTTCTATGGCATATAATAAGCTTAATATCTTTTCTAACTGTCCATACAGCTTCAATCAAATCAGGATGCCAAGTTAATCTTGGGTCTTTAGCAACTTCAACATTTTTACCATCCTTGTTTATTTGTCTTTCATCTTTATCAACTTTAATTAAAGCTTCCCTATAAGTCAAAGGTTTCCAATAATCCCCCCAACATTCAACATCTAAATCTATAGGTTTATTTAATTTACAAAATCTATGATAAAGATCATGGATTAAAGAATAAAATGTTGTTAATTCATATCCTGCTCTTACTTCACTATGCCAGTTTTTATTAACCCCTAATCCATAGCCACATTCACCTAAATATTTAGTTAATATACTTGTTCCACATCTACCTAATCCTGTTATTATATACATTACCATCCTTCCTTTATACAATCTACTATATAAGAACGATCTTCTTGTGAAACCCACCATCCAACAGGTATACAAATCATTTTATCTATGATAGAATCAAGAATAGGTAATTCTCTTTTAAACTTCTTAAAACAAGTATGTTTATCATTTCTCTCATGAACCCTTGATACAGAAATACCTTTACTTCCCATCATATAACAAAATTCAGACCTGTTTTCTACAAGCATTGTAAATAACCAATATGAGGATTCTCTATCATCTGCAATCTGAGGTATCTCAATTCCATCAAATGATATTAATTCGCTTTCATAATATCTTGCATTATCCTTTGCTTTCTTATTATTTTCATGTGCAAGTGTCATATTATGCAAACCAATTGTTGCATTAACATCATTCATATGATATTTATATCCCCATTCCTTAATATCTTCTTCACACCGAAAATCAGTTCTTTTATTTTCCCTATCAATTCCATACCATCTCAATAATTTACCTCTATCATAATCATCATCCAATCTAACACATAAAGCACCACCATCAACAGCAGTCAAATGTTTAATTGCCTGAAATGAAAACATTGCAAAATCGGAATAAAAACAATCTCCTATTTTATGATTTTTATATGTAGCATTCCACACATGAGCACAATCTTCTATTACAGGAATATCACCCGCTTCATGTGCTATCCTTGCAATCTCATTCATATCACAAGGAAATCCACCCCAATGAACAACCATTATAGCTTTGGTTTTTTCAGTTATTAAATTTTCTATTGACTTTGCATCAATATTCAAGTCTTTACCAATATCAGCCCAAGAAATATCTGCTCCTGCCATCAAAATAGGCATATTACTAGCAGTACAAGTCAAAGCACTCGAAATAACAGAATCCCCTTTCTGTACACCTGCAAGTCTCAAAGCAAGAGACAATCCATGTGTACCTGCCGATAAGGTTAAAACTCTTGGATTATCAAAATGACGTTCTAAAGCAGTTTCAAACCTTTTTACAACTTCTCCTTGACCAATCCATCCTGAGTGAATCACCTTTAAAATGTGCTCATCCACATGTGGACTCATAGCAACTTTAAATAATGGAATATTTCTCATTTTTATCCACCATAAGTAGTAAAATATTTCTTCAATAAATAAATAGAATCATCAACATCATTACACCATGTACTTACAGAACCTTGAACAAATGGATGTTGACAAATATAACTATTAAGATCATCTGCAAATCCAATAACAGTTTTTTCAGGATGAGCAAAGTACCATGCTAATTCAAAAAAAGACCCTAATAATGGTTTATCAGGATCATATTGATTTAAATTAACAAGTGCTATATCAGAATCAAGAACAAACGTATAATCTTTATGTGGAAGAACATCAACACCAAAACTTCTCTTATGATTTTTCACATCAACAGCATATCTAGATTCCTTTAACACCTTCTGATTAAATGGATTTGCACATGGATTAATAAATCCTATTTCAGGAAAATTTACCATCTCTGTAATCACATCAGTTCTCCATCTATAGGTTACTTCAAACTTTGGAGATATCTGTCCTACAAGATAACACAATTTTTTTCTAATCATAATCTTTACTCCTATTTCTTAACTATTTCTACTTCAACTATTTCTTTAATAATTTGATAAGCAGGATTTGACACAATACCAACTATTCTACCATCAGTTTTAAATACTGCATTACCTCTTGGATCAATCTCAAGATAATCAGCATTAACAGTATATTTCAATACTTTTCTTTCTGGATTTGGAAACATCATAACTGTAAAATTTCTCATTTTAAAATTCCCCCTTTGTTTTAAGATTTTCAAAATAATATAACAATGCACGTCTAATAACACCACTTTTAGTATCACATAAACGTCTACATTCACTTATTATTTTTTCATCAAGTTCTTCAGTACAAGCAAATCCAATCTTTACCTCTGCAAAATTATATTTATCTCTCATAACAATAACTCCTTACTTAATCCTTTTTAAATAGCCAATGGGATTAAATGTTAACAAATGCTTCTCACATTCATAATCAGCTTCCCAATATTCACCGTGAAATTTTAACCAATCTTCAACTGCTTCATAAGGCCCATCATTATCATACTCCCAAGGAACAGGGTGTCCATTAGCATGTGTATCCTCAACTATCATATAACTACCAACACTAACAAGTGGAGAATATAAAGCCATTTCCTTTTTAACATGTTCTTTGGTATGATATGAATCAAGAATAACCATATTTCTTTTTGCTTTTCCTATAATCTTTTTTATTTTATCGAATACTCTTGGATTAGTACTACCACCATGAACAAAATTAATTCTATCTTCCCATTCAAAATTTCCCCATTTATTGGATACCCTTTTAGTAAGATCAATATCAACGGTAATTATTTCTCCTTCACCTAATAACTCACAAATTGATGCATAAAACATAGCAGAACCACCATGCCCTGTTCCTGTCTCAATTATATATCTTGGTTTAATCCTAACAATTAACTCTTGTATTATCATCATATCCATTGGTAACTTCCATGCAGGAATACCAAACCATGAATTCTTTTCCCAAATTTTAGCCTTTTCATATAGTATATGATACCTATCTATGTAGTCCATTTATTTATATCCATTTTATATAATATATTATCTATTCTTGGATTCATTTTAATTTTATTTACGCCACATTAATGTCATTGATGGAAATGTTGTAAATATCTGCATATGCCACTTTTTGGTTATAATTGGATTATTGAAAAGCTCATATCGGATTGATGGAAATTTATATTTTATCATCCATTCAACTTTATCCCTTTCTTCCGAACCACCTTCAAAAACAATCATTCCTGTAGGTGATATTTTATCCCCCCAAGCTCTAACTGCATCAACAACCTTCTCCCCATGATTTGAAATATCAATATGAAGGAAATCAACTGTAGCAGGTTCAAATACTTCAGCTACTTCAAATGCATCACCCTCATACAACATTACATAATCCAATAAATCTTTAGATTTGAGCATTTTCTCAACTTCTTCAAGATCACCATGCTTATATTCATATTCTTCCCAAAGATCATAAGCATAAAACTCTGCCATAGGCAATCCTCTTGCATGATTGAACCTTAAAGCATGAGCAATATGCGATGTTGAATACCCATCAAGAACCCCACATTCAACAACAATCTTTGGTTGATGAGCTAATATCAATGCTCTAAACACATTACCATAATTATTTTCTTTATAACTACTTCTCATCAAATCCCCCTTGACTAATAAAAGTCTTAAGGTCTAGTTCAATTTTGTGACCATTATAATATTCCAAAGAAACTTCTTTTGTATTTTTATCATAACCAAGAACATCCAATACTGACGTTCCTATTTGACCTAGATCAAGATAAACAGTTTTACCGATTAATCTTTTTACTTTCCTTTCATCTTTGGATAACATATTTATTCTCCTATGATATAATCGGCCCATTTAGTAGGAACAAATTCAGCCTTTGCTCTTGCTCTTGCATTCCTACCCTTTTCTTTCAAGACTGCTATATCGCTATTTATTTCTTTTATAACCTCAATATAATCACTTACATCTTCACATAACCATCCAGTATCTTCAGTAATCCGATCTTTAGCACCATAGCTATTATCACCAATACAAGGTAATCCACATGCCATAGCTTCAATGATAACCCTTGGGCCTTGAT